CTATGTCTTTACCTAGATCAGGTAAGAATACGATGCTACTGGCTAATATGGCTCGTAAGAATGACATGAATTTAAGCGCCCCGGCAAGCATTGACGCGATAATTACCGCCAGAGCTTTTCTTAAAGACGGTGGTGAATTACCTATTAGAACAGAGGAAGTAAGGGGATTTAATTTATCTATCCCTATCCCTGTTGGATGCGATGCTGATAACGCGGTATCCATGCCATATGAAACTAAGAAAAATATGGAAGAGGATGCTAAAGATGACGGAGGATACTTTGTTATTAGAGGCGGTGAGTGGGTAATAAGTATGATAGAATCTAGATTATTCAATCTACCGCATATATTTAGAAATGTGGGACATGAAAAAGAAATTGCTCGTCTAGAATTTATTTCTAAACCCGGAGATGCTTATGAAAATTCGTCTGAATTAATCATGAAGTATATCACTAATGGTAATATCCATTTAACTTTTACTTCTAATAATTATTTGAAAGTATTAAGCATACCATTTTACGTTATATTTCGATTGTTTGGCATGACAGCCGACAAAGAAATAATAGACACAGTAGTATATGGATACAGCACTCCTCAAAAGAAAGATGTAGTGTCTGATTATATGTTGCAAGTGCTAAAAAAAGCATTTACCGCTAGCGATCCTATTTTTGGACACGCTGCAAAAATTACTGATCAGAGCGAATTATTAGAGTATTTCTCTCGTCAAACTGGTCTTTTAAGTCAGCAAAAAACGTTTTCTCAATCAGGGGAACCTAAAGTAGATGAGAATCTAATCAAGTATTTGAATGCTAATTTACTGAAATTGCTGGACAAACATGTATTTCCTCATATTGGTCTTTCGGCGGATTCCCGTCATAAGAAATTAAGATATTTAGGACATTTGATACATAAATTATTGCTGGTAGAGATGCAAATCGTACCTAGCACTGATCGCGATTCTCTGAAGAATAAACGTATCGCGGCCGCTGGGAGAGCTTTTGCTAAGATATTGAAAACACATCTCAATTTGCAAGTTGTCCAACCTGTGAAGAAGAAAATGACTAGGGATTTTAAAAATATGCCCTTCAGTCAGGTTCCGCTTGCTCAAAGTTTTAGGAGTGCAATTCACTCCCATGATTTAGAAAAGGCTTTGATACAAGCAATTTCTACTGGGAATAAAGAATTGACGGTTAAAAACCGTCAAATACCCAACAGACTCGCGTCTGAAAATTTGCATAGAAAAAATCAGTTGAACTTCTTGTCTACTTTGCGAGTCATAAGAACTCCATCAAGTAGTGCAAGCAAACAAGATCAAAGAGCTGATGAAATGCGTAGAGTACATCCAAGTTATACTGGATATATTTGCCCAATTCAATCCGCTGACACTGGTGAACAAGTAGGTATGGTAAAACAACTTGCTTTAAGCGCTAGTTTATCTGAAGCTAGTAGCTCAGAATTATTAAAAGAAATGCTATTGACTGATCCAGATATCATACCATTAAAAAATGTCTTCAATGAAGAAATACACAAGTATAATTTAGTGAAGATATTCGTTAATGGAGATTGGATAGGTTGTGCATATGACAGTCCTGCTATTGTAAGAAAATATCGCGAAATGCGAAGAGGATATGTAGCAATTACGCCTGATACCCGCGAAAAGAAGAAGGAAAAGGGAAAAGAGAAGAAAATTAAGAAAAAATTCGCAGAATATAAACATATCGGTAGTCCAAAAATAGATCCTAATGCTACGATATATTGGGACTCTGATAGTAACGAGATACAATTTTGGGTAGACGCAGGAAGAATGATGCGCCCAATACTAGTTGTTCGCAACAATGGTGAATTAGATTCGATAGGAAGATCTCTTATTGGATCGGAATACGATCCTGTCGCAGATCCTCCCGTGGAATTTATGGCCGGAACTGAAAATACTGTTGATCCAGTGCCAAAAATAGTAAAGGGATCGTTCGTGCAAGATTTAGTATTGACTAGAGAAGATGCAAAATTATTATTTCGCAAAAAAATGACGATAAAAGATCTTCATGCGAGAGGTATAATTGATTACATAAGCCCAGAAGAAATGGAAAATTGCTTCATAGCACCTAGCTTAGAGCATTTGAAGGCTAATCAAACTAACCCCTTATTACAATATACTCATTGTGAAATTCCTGCAGCTCTGTTAGGTTTACCGGCATTAACATGCCCTTTCACGGCACATAATCAAGCTCCTCGTATTACTTTTCAGACTAATCAAAGCAAACAAACATGCGGTTGGTACTCATTAAATTGGGCATACAGAGTAGATAAGCATGCATTTTTGCAATATTATTGCGAAATGCCATTAATAAAAACATTAGCTAATAAATGGCTATACCCTAATGGCATGAATGAGATAGTTGCTATAGCATGTTATGGAGGGTTTAATCAAGAAGATTCATTGATATATAATCAAAGTTCTTCTCAAAGAGGATTATTCAAAGGAAACCAATTGAACTTCGTAAAATCCGTTTTGGAGAAAAAAGAAGCATTTGGCAATCCAGACGAAGCAACTACTACAGATATTAATAAACATGCAAATTATGAGTATCTAGTAGATGGATTTGTGAAAAGAGGTACTAAAATCAACAAAAACGATGTTATTATAGGTAAATATATAGAATTGCCGAAACCCAGCGGCAATTATTATTACAAAGACACTTCTGTTGTATATAGTCATGATGAAGAAGCTATGATAGAAGATGTAATACGTGGCCGCAATCAAGAAGGTGATGAATTCGCGAAAGTGAAGTATTCTAGTGTCAGAACATATGGGGTCGGGGACAAGTTCTGTGTAACTCCAAACTCACAAATCCTTACTAAAGAAGGATGGAAATATACCGCGGACATTACATTAGAGGATGAAGTAGCAACCTTAGTAGACGATGAATATTTGGAATACCACCATCCCACAGCTACTACTATATTTGACGTAGACGAAGAAATTTATGAACTTCGTACGCAACAGGTAGCAATATTGTGTACTCTTAACCACAAATTATACGTTAAAAAGCGTGATGCTAAGAAATATGAATTAATTGAAGCGCAAGACGTTATGGGCAAACGAGTGTCATTCAAAAAAGACGCTGTTTGGGATGTGGATGATGTGGAAGAAATAATTCTACCGGCTTGTTCCGGTGAAGAAAATCTTGAATTAGAAATGGATGATTTCTTGCAATTCTTCGGTTATTGGATCAGTGATGGCTGGGTACATCAAAATAAAGTAATTATATCTGCCTCCAAAACTAGAAAAGTTAACCAACTTACGCAAATATGCGAAAAACTCGGATTCGATATTATCGAAATTCGTGAAAATCATAAATATTGTATTGAGATACCACAATTGACGGAATTCCTTAGACCTCTAAGTGTTGGAGCTATTAATAAATACTTACCTGATTGGGTATGGGACTTAAGTGGTAGACAAGCTCGTATACTAACTGAAGCATTAGTAGCAGGAGATGGTCATATTACCGAAACAGGATCCTATAGTTATATTACTTCTAGTAATAAACTAGCTAACGATGTAACTAAATTATGTTTACATGCAGGATGGAGTGCTTCCATAAAAATAGTTAGCGAAGCCGGAACTCCTTGGCATATTAATGGTAGGTCTGGAGTAACCAATGCAGATAATTTACGAGTAAGAATCGTAAAAAACCGTAACCACCCTCGCATTAACTACAGTAATTTTAATAAGAATGGCGGTCAGATAGAGCGCACTGTACACTACACTGATTTAGTCTGTTGCATAGAAGTTCCATCACATATAATGTATTACCGCTTGGATGAAAACTCGCCCCCGTTTTGGGTAGGAAACTCGTCTAGACACGGTCAGAAAGGTATGTCGGGGATCGGTTATACACAAGCAGATATGATGTTTACGGAGGGAGGAATCGTGCCAGATCAGATACTCAGTCCATTCGCCATCCCCTCTCGTATGACTATTGGTCAACTTATAGAAGGCCAAGCGGGTAAGTTATCCGCTATTGAAGGGTCTTTCAATGACGCGACTATATTTCGGCAAACCGATATTCAAGCTATAGGTGATAAATTAGAATCCTATGGTTACGACCGATATGGCGCAGAAAGAATGTATATTGGTCCCACAGGAGAATATATAGACTCTGAAATATTTATAGCACCCTGCTACTATCAAAGATTACAAAAATTCGTAATGGATGAAAGATATTCTATTTCGACTGGGCCGACTTGTATACTTACCAGACAACCATTAGAAGGTAAGTCTAATAACGGCGGTCTCAGAATAGGCGAGATGGAAAAAGATGTTATTATCTCTCATGGAGCAGGACATTTCTTGATGGAAAAGTTTCGCGACGACTCTGATGGATTTGACATATATGTATGTAGGACATGTAGTAAGATTCCTATTGTTAATGAAGAACAAGACATTATCATATGTCGTACTTGTGAAGAAGCTAAAATGGATCCAGATGTAGTTAAAGTTAAATCTACATGGTCTTCTAAGTTATTCTTACAAGAATTAGAAAGTGCCGGTGTAGGAATATCCGCGAAAGTGGAACCCTACGAATACGAATCATTCAACTAAAAAAAGTATTAAGTAAAATACAATTATAAAGAATCTATTTCTTTTTTGCGATCAGACACTTGCTTCTTCAGAACATCCAATCTATTCTGGCATATTTGAATGTTGCGTTCAACTAAATCTATATGACCACGTCTGAGTTGTTTTTCAATTTTATCGCCCATTTTTTCGACAAAGTGAAGCCAATCCACGTGTTGTTTTTTTTCCTTACTATAGTCCATATGTTGCACAACTCTGTCTTTGCAATTCATAATAGCTTCTTGCAACATGTTCTCTTGTTCTTGCAATCTCAATATTTTGTTGTTCAATTCGGGATTTATAGTATTCGCATTAACACCAACTTTCCAATCTTGCTGAGCCTTTATTAATTGTGATTGTACATGTTCCAATTGAAAGCGACATTCTTCAAGTTTTAAAGATTTAAAAATTATTCTTCTTTCTGGAGGAGAGTCATCTTCACTGAATATTACTTTTCTAGTTCTGCTAATACTTGGTATTTCTGATTTGACAACTTCAAGCATGGCCTCGTAGTTGCTTATATTTTCTTCCAATTCTGACAATTTTTTCTTGGTTTCTTCTATACCTTGATCTATGCTTTCGTCTTTAACACCTTTATCAGAAAGATCTTTCTGAGCATTCATACTCACATCAAGCTGAACTATCAACATTTTTTTTTCTTTGTTGGCTTTTTTGATGTTTTCTCGCAAACACGCAATCTGACTATATCCAATAGGCTCTACTGTAGATACTGGCTTGGAAAACATAGATAAATCATCTATATCTGTCTTGACATTTCTGTCCATGTAAGATTCTTCCATTCTTCAAATAAATCTGAGGAACCGATTCAATTTTTACACAATAAAATCGCAATTATATTTATAAGATGAATCTATTATTAGTTTTGTAACATTTGATATATTTCCAAAAACAAAATTCTCAGGTAGTTTATTGAGCTTTAAATACCCTCTAGTATCTGAATCTGCCTGTAAAACGGTCGCGCCTATTTTATTACTGAAGAGGGGATTTCTTCTCACACGACTGCAATTAATTACATACACTTCATGATCCCAATCAGCTATTGGTTTTTTCTTAGGAGTACTGAACTCCCTCTTTTTAATATTTAATCTGAGCCATTTATCTTCCATAGATAGAGTGCTCATGAAGTGATCACTTACATCTTGATTATCATCATCTACTCCCAAATGATACTTAGTATAAGGATTGAATTCGTTCATCTTATGGTAATGTCTAGTGGGTATAAATAGTCTACCATCCTCTCTTATTTCGTGTAGATATCCAAATGGATGATATTTATGATTATCACCATTGCGAGACGCCATCAATTGACAAACTATAAATCCATAGTTAGATTTATAATACTTTTCCAATATCTCTTTAGTGTCTGGTGCTAGATTGAATTCAGAAGTGTCAACTAATCCAAAACTTTTGAAATTCGGAACTATGCTAGCTTTATAACTACCTACATAATGTACTTCTAAAGTATCATCATCATATGAGTTAGTTGCGTTGCGCAAAGTATTAGATTTAAGTGCCGGGAATAATAGATTTAAGTCGTCGAATATATCTTCGTAATCATTAAAATTCAGCAATTTGACTCTATTCTCTCCCTTTTTCAGGGGGAATGGTAATACCATAGCAGTTCCTTCTGAATCACTCAATCCCACTTCATTAGAATATACTACTAATTGTAATGGTCGCTTTTCACGATCCGGGATCTTTTTGGTTTTTGATATCCCTCCTATATTTATCTTAACATGCTTTGGAGGGTATACAATCGAAACTAATATTTTAGTTCCGGAAACATTGTCTATTTTACCAGAGAATATGCACATTTTTTGATATAAACATACGAGTATGTATATTTATATAAATATCTTGTGAAAAACAAAAGTAATCATGTCTAACGATATAGATAATATTCCGGTGTCTACTGAAATCTTTTCGGTGTCTACCGAAAAAAAAGCAGACGATGAAAAAAAAAGCAGAATCAAGCGATAGATTTGTCCTAATTAGCGGATCATTCTCTATAGATCCTATTCAGCCAGATCCATTACCTCAGCATATTAATTATCTCCAATTATACAAATTACCAGGAGTAGAGTTTCAAAAAATTCCTGTAGGGGATAAATTAGACAAGAATTGTCTCACTTCTCATATTTATCTATATTTGGGAGAATGTGGTATCCATTCCGGATTTGTAACTAAATTAGTATCCGATTATAACAAGAACAAATCAGATGAAACAAGAGGTAAATTACTCAAGTTAGTTTGTATAGCTAGAGAGTATGCGAAAAGCATTGGTAAGGATTTTGATTTAGATAAATAATACAAAAAATATAATTGGTTTGTTTTAGTTTATTCATTTTTTTTGGGAGATATATCTCGAAGGTCTTCTAAAACATCATACTTTCCGTTATTATCTTTTTTTCCGACTTTTTTAGTCTTCTTCGCAGTTTCGTCAACTATAACATCTATATTTTTATCTTCCAAATCGGATTCTTCACTCTCGCTTTCGCTCGACTCGTCCGGTTTTTGTTTTCCATAACCTTCGCCGTATTTCTTCCTTATTATACCTTCAAAATATTTTTTTAATCTATATTCAGTTAATAATATTTGTTGCACAAATCCGACATTTGGATATATACAGGCCCTGTTATCTTTAATCATCTTCAAAATGTTTTGCACAAAGTACTCCTGCTTATTGATTAATTTTTTATTTTTCTTCATAGAAGTGTCAAAACTTACGAGATAATAGCGTTTCAACATATAATAAGCGACTATAGTCGGTGATCGAGACACGCCTGCTGCGCAATGTATTAACACTTTTTTTTCTTCCGATACATATTTATGTATATAGTCGTAACAAGGTTCGAAATATGGTACTATGTCTACATTTGGATTATCTTCAAATTCGACAAAGTGATGATCTATCTTTTTTCTTTTGTATCTATTCAGTATTTTTTTAGATTTTTCACCATCTCCAATGTGCAATATCGCTTCAATACCTTCTGATTTCAAAGTGTCGATATCCATAGAGACTTCAAGATCCGATATAAAAATATGTTGAGTTATTTCGCTCAGCTTACTCAATCCCGGCCCCCTATTATTGGACATATAATTGACAATTTTTTCAAAAGCATATTGCAAATGAGTTTGGTCTCTGACGGGGATATTCATTCTTATACAGTTTCGGTACACAATTTTAAATTGAAAAAATTACACTAAATAGGAATTTAATAAATCCCCTCAGTCGCGGCAACGTTCAATGCATCTTCTTCTGCATCATCACCTGTACCGCTTTGCAAAGTAGGGGCTCCTGCGCTAATAGGCATAGTGTCTAGAGCTGGACTTGGTCTATATTGAGGAGGCATATTTAGATACCCCGTATGATCTACATACAATCCATTCTTAACAAAATAACCTGGAGCTATGCCGTTCAAATAATTAGTCTGATTCTCTAAGTAGTAATCCCTTGGACTCATTCCGTCCACATCTCGTTCCCAGCTAGAATATTTGAAGTACATAGGATCGGAATTTTTCATAGCCATTTGATCTAAGTAAAATACGTCGGAAAACCCCTCTCTATTTTTCATTACGTATACTAGTACTAACACTAATACTAATACAATAGCGAAAATCAAACTAAATTTTAGAGGTTCCATTGTTGATATATATAGGAAAAAAAATAAACTAATATTTATTTTTATTCAGAGTAACACATCTAAGCTTTCATTTGCAACATTTATCGTAAACTTTCCTCCGAGATCTTTTGAAATTTGTCCCATAGTATTCTCTGCCATTATATACACGCGCTCAGAACGGTCAAATCTTTTTACACTATTTCCTTTGTCTCTATACTAGTATAGAGAAATATCGTATGCACCGCCAAATTCTCGGAAAATCTTTCCCAACACGAGCTTAGCGGGACAGCCTTCATATTTTTCGCACAAATCAACCACATCAATTGGTTTTTCTTTACTAGTTGCTGGCATTACTTTAACAATACTTTGCTGAGTTGGTTCCGACGTTTCGAAAATGTTCACCCCTCTTTGAGAAGGTGTTTGAATAGAACCTTTCGTTTTTCATATCGGTATCTTAGGTATTTCCGAAGACATCCGGAGATGTTAATGTCAAATATAATCAATTTTTATATAATTGTAAGCATGCGGGATATTTTTCCTGTATCTATAACTATATTTTTGTCATCAATATATTTTATATGCCAAGGAAAAGTTTGTTGACTTTTTGAATAATTAGCTATTACTTTGTTTAATTGTAAATTTAAAGTATTCGTATCTATTATACTGTAGTCCAATATGTAAGTTGAAAACCCTTTTAAATACCCTGCACCATCGTAATATGAAATTTGAACCTGATTATTGGGCAGTATTTTAAATACAAACGGAATATTAACTTCTCCATTAGATGGTGCCGGATTGATCCATTGCCAATTCTGATAAAATTTTATTCGATTAAGAACGTTATTTTCATAGTTAGGGAACACTATCCTAAACGAAAAATATATTATTAAAACAATCAACAAGATTACCACGGAGAGCAAAATCATATCAACACAGTAAACACTTTACCACCGAATGCTTTGCAATGTTCATTATATATGTTATTATTTTTTTCGACGCAGTTTTTAACTAATTCCATAAATTCTGTTTTATTATTTTTGATATTTTGTAGTTCAGTATCTGTTTCAGATGACTTTATTATGTTATCTGCGTATACTTTTACTGTGTTCGGATATAGATACACGTATGAATAATTTCCAGTGAATATCTTTTCCATATCATTTACTGATTCAAAAGTCCCCTCTATTATAATTGGATTTTGAGAATCAGAATTCCATAGCCTTTTTGCTCTTGCGATAGCTGATCTTTTTTTACCACTTATATCACCTACGGACATCACCCCAAAACCCTCTTTTTTGAATTGATCGACAAAATTTCCACCATCTATGTATTTCGGACTATTGACTACTATCTTTCTAGGTGTCAAACAATATAATATGTCATGAGCCTTTTCCGGACTCGTTTTAAACGACATTTTTAAAAAAATTTATTTTATCTAGTATTCTATACTTCTGTTTAACAAGAAAAATGGGTAACGCTAATGTGAAATGGCAAGGTCAAGAAAGTAGAGATTACTTACAATTTTTAAACAGTCTTTTTGGAGCACCATATATTTTCAGCGGTAAGCCAGAAGGAGTGGCCATATGGACTGAAAAATCTTTCCTTAACAAAACATTGTTTGGAAATCCAGTATGTTTCAGAAAAATAGTATTGAAAGACGAAAGCGTGGAAGATAAGAAAGGACAAAAGAGTTTTCTTTATCTGATAGTGAAAGCACCTATCGACAGCAAAAAAATATGTAATTTAAACAAGATAGTTCCTAGTTCTGGATATGATATTACTAAAAAACATTTAGGAGTTAGGTGCAAAGATATCGACACTGGAATTGCTAACTTGAGGTCCTTGACTAATTATGCTCTCGGCAGCGAAAATGCCGATCAATATGTATCTAGCCATGATGTAGCGGTACAATCTATAGACAAAACATCAAGCGTCAGTGAAAAAATAGAAATTACTAAATCTTTGTACAAAGATCTATGCGCTAACTTGGGTAAATTAATGGCCAAAAATTCTAGCTTAGAAAATATGATGGATGAACCATATTACGCTACATCCGATCCATATTATGCCACTAATCAACCAGGAAATATTGCTCTGGGTGAAGGTGAAGAAGAATTGTACTATCGACGAGAAAAACCTTTGATATTTCCCGATATAGCTAAGCGATCTCTATCTCGGCCTATGGCTCCGGAAGATCAAATGGCTATACCGCCACCCGATCCGCCTCAATTGCTCGCATCTTTTGCTACTGTAGTAAGGAAAGAAAATTTAGTCTCGCAACCATCTCCTTCTTGTAAAGGTGCTTGCCTGGACAGATTTTATTCAGTCATGGGATCTTCTAATAGATCTAATGCTTTGTTCCAAGCTGGCAGTGCGACTCCTCGAATTATATTCAAAAAAGAATATTTTAATATCTCGTCCCCATTGAGTGTATCACAGGCTTATAAATACTTTCAACCTAAGTCTGGTGTAGAACATTTCGCATTATTGAATCCAGATAGCCATGTTAGAAGATTAGAAAATTTGACCGATATGCAGATAAACAAATTGTTTCAGCCTGGTAGTATTTATCCAACAATAGTGCTACTTTCGCCTGAAAATGGAAAAAAGGAACATATAGTAGCATCTAACCAATTAACTTTAGGTCAAGCTTATAAATTGCTGCAACCTCGAAACCCATTGACAAGGAGTGCTGCTATGAAATTAGAGGGTATGTCTAATACTATTTCTTTGGGGCAAGCATATAAATTATTTGAACCTAAGAAAGATGTTAGGATAGAAGAAATGAGTACCGGTGTTTCTATAGATGCGCAAGTGCGATCTTGTGATCTATTTTTAAAAGAAATCAGAAACAAAAAAGAACATATGACTTCTAAAGATCCTCGCTTTATACCATATAATGCATTGGTAAAATTTCAAATAGGAAGCGATATCGTTGACATAGATAGAGTGTATGGAACTGTCGCGCAGAAAGCCAATTATCCTAAATACACTGATATGTTAAAATACGGATGCACATCCGTGGATTGCAAAAAAACAGAAAACTTTGGCAGTTTCGTAGGCGATCAGTTCTATGAAAGTTAAATAGCGCTCTTATTGTGATTATTTTTTTTACTGATGTCAGGAGAGTGGTATTTTTTGGAATGTTCTTCACAATAAGCACTATGTTTTATGCATTGTTTTCCACAATACTTACCGTCATTTTTTTCAATGCATAATCCTGAAAAATAATATACACAACGTGTTTGAGCTATGCTACCTGTTTTTTTGTTCATTTTTTTTCTCGATTTTTCGCAAACTTGTTTGCGGATATTCACAGAAAGTGGGATACATACATGTTTTAAGTTCAATTTTTCTAATCTTCATATAAATCCCCGAAATCATCATCTATATCCAAAGACTCCAAAGCATCTATGTTATCCTCATCTAAATCATCTAGACCGTCTAGATCCAAATCTACGAATTCAGGCTTAGGTTTTTCTTGAGGTTTGATAAAACTTTGCGGAGTTTTTGACATAGGAGCTTTATGAGTACTGTCCTTGGGCTTGGCTTTTACAGATCCTTTAGTATTAACCTTTCCAGACGTACTCATGGCGGAAGGGGCTGGTTCCGGCTCTGGTACTGGCACTGGAGCCATCCCTTTTTTAACTGCTGGTGGTATTCTAGGAGGGGGTAGTTTAGGTTCTTCAGGTTCTTTTGAAACCTCTTTCTCTTTTTCATTTGAGAGAACTTTACTCTTAGCGGGTTCCAATTCTACGTTGCGGCCTCTGGCTTTCATTTGACCTATTTTTCCACGATTGGTAGGAGCAGAAGTTTTGACTGCAGTAAGTGCCGTATTTACATTTTGTTTCTCTATCAAAGATCTCTTAAGGTTTTTATAACTGTTAATTTTCAACACTAATTCATCTAATCTGCGAGCATCTGCAGGACCTCTAGAAATAATCCTTAATTCTCGATAAGTAGGGCTATCCTCTATAGCTTTGATTAGCACGTCTAATTCTTCGATTGTAGTCATTATTTAATAATATGTGGTGCATTTCTTTAAAAGATAATAGAAAAATTGAATAATTGTAAGAGCATTAGCGAGACCCACGCTGCACTTCCCTGGTTATACTTCTAGTATATCTAGGAGTGTAAATCGGGCGGAGGAGGCGGACTTACCTACTCAATTCCTATTTACATTTTGCTGTGAGTTACTCTGTTCCGGGTGGTTGCGGTTGGACGAAAGTCCGGCTGTTACTACTTTGGATAACGATAATTCGCACGTATGTAGATAGGAGGAGGGTTTTTTGTGGTTTTGTTCGTGTGTGTAGAACACGCTAAAAATTGATTTTTTGTGAATTAATATGCTACCATCGCATTAAAAATGGAAAACACCATCGAAAAAGTAAAAATTCCCGACGAGACCATCAAGGCTTTGGCACGCGGATTGAACGTCCCTAATACATTGCTTGCAACTTTTCAGAGAAATGGATTCAAAGTTAAGATTGAAGACCCTAGTTCCATTACCAAAATCAGTAGCTCTAGAAACGCTAAGTCTATCACTTCAGTGGCTGCTCAAGAGATTACTTTGAAACATAAGTACGGTGTCATGATAACCTGTAAATTTGCGAAAAACAGTTCGCAATCTCTTAGCCACGCGAAAAATGTCATGTCTGGTATCATCACTGAAGATTTCAAGATGACATACAGATTTGATATTGAGCGCATAATGGATGCTCCTGGACCTATTCTACCTATCATGGCGGAGCTTGCGAATAACATCTACAACGATGACGGGGAGCCGATACGACAACTTACTATAGGAAATATCATAGGCATGGCTCGACTTCTCACAGATCCTAAAGTAGCGAGTGGAGATGCGAATAGAGCTGTAGAGCTTGTTAACGCAGCGTTCCCACCAGATGACGGTCCTATGCGATTGACATTCAAGTGCGCTCCTAAGACCAAGAAGGAAACTCAAGAAGTTTATCAAAGACGTCGAGCAGATTTTGATATGAGGCAAGAGTCTGGTAGGAGAAAGTTGGAAGCGTTCAACGCTAAGAGAGCTGAAGGAAAAGGTCAAGGCAGTACTGTCAGACCTTCTGCCGGAGGACGTGATGCACGTGTTCACATCTCTCATGTTCAACAACCTCGCCAAGAATATCAGGAATACCAGGAATATCAGGAATACCAGGAATATCAGGAATACCAGGAGCCCCGCAGAGAACGCAGAGAATACCGAGAAGAAGAACCTCGCAGAGAACGCAGAGAATACCGAGAACCTAGGGGAGTTGCCGGAACTAATGTGCGCCAAGTTCCTCAAGAGGGACAAGAAAGAAGGTTTTCCAGAAGACAAGTGTTCCCAGGCAGGGGTAGTGCAGTACGTCCTGGCAACGCCAAAGAAACTGTAACTAAAAGAAGAGTTCCGCGCCCGGAAAACGATGGAAAGAGTACATGGGGATAAAAAATAAAAGAAGAAATTTTCATTTTCTTTTTTTGTTTATTGTGGTTTAACCAATCTCCACCAAGTAGGCGAACCTGTTTTAGAAGCTACTATTTCTGCACCCAAACCTAATCCAGCGCCTCCTGAAGTTAATGTAATATTAGCAGTAGCACCCCCATCTATAGAATCGCTTCCTGACGGAGCGAATATAACGCTACCAGACGCACCGGTATGCTTAACATACACAAAAGTACCATCTTGTACTGAAGACAATGGAGGTAGGGTATATGTCCCTGCGGTACTTCTCAGGAAACAGTTATAATCATTACTTAATGTCGCAACAGTCGACGAGTCGATCGACAAATTTAATTGCTTTGGATAAGAAGCCATATCTTTTCTATATGTATGAACATAAAAAAAATATTAATTATAATTATAATTATTTGTTGGTTTTTAGATAATCTGTTCTTCTTGGGACTTCATCATATATTTGGAGGACTTGGTTCGATCTTCTCCCCACCTAAATAAAAATATGTTGCGATGATTATAATGAACATCAATATCAGAAACATAATAATGTAATACGTAGATGATCCGGCTTCTGAAGCGTTTGTTTTGGTGGTAGTTCCGGATGAACATGTTTGATCAACATTAGTAGCCACAGCCTGTGAACCAGGGCTAAGTGATAAAAATTGCGTACAGTTCATTACACTTGGACACGGAGTTTTAACCATACCGCTAGTTTGATAGCCATTTTTTCGTATGCAATTAGTGTCGAATTTGTTAGGGCAAGTCATTTCACTCATAACACAAGAACATCTGGGATCGTTAGGATGTGTTTGACACCAAGATGTAATCAATTGATCACATTGTGATGATTGCGGGCTCAGACCTTGTGGACAATTATCACCCTCGTACAATCCCATACAGCAATTTACTTTTCCCTCAGTTGTATATATTCCTTTTTGTGCTTGTGTAAAATCTCCACAATGTACTTTCATAGAAGAAACAGCGCCTCCGTGTGTTCCGGATATGCCGGTTACATATTTTCCCGATCCCCAGCAAGTAATACCAAACGGATCTCCAACTGTTTGTCCATTATTACCATACGTCCATGTTAGTGTTTCTTCTTTGCTAGTTTGTAAATTATTGCAAATAGGTTTAATTGTTCTGATTATTTTACCATCACTACTTAAAACTATACTTCCTATTCCTGATCCTAACGGGCACTTCCAAGTATAAGGATTCCCTCCTCTACCACCTGCATTCATTACTACACTAGTGCCTCCATAAGAACTATCGTTAATTCGATTTGGAGGTCGACAAGATAAAGACGATATCTGATCCACTCCGGATCCTACTCGTAAATTAATACCAGTTAGAATTTGTCCTTGTGGACAGGCAGAATCAAATGGTGTGTTACCTTTCAAATCTGCTAAACTGCTACTATCATTACCCATAGTTTGTGTTATTTATCAATTTATCATATATTAATTAATAATTTTATTAATAACATTTTATTCTCGTTACAATATAACTCAGTACACAATGTCTTCTAATTTTGGCCCCCCAAAACCCTTCAACTTTTCTTCAGTATCTATTACTGGTAACTATACTTTAGCTGCGAACACTTACAATGTTATTTATGGAGATAACGGCGCCCCAGCTAATATCACTCTACCGGATCTAACCACAGTATTAGATGGTTTTCCAGTTTATGTCATTAATACTAGTTCCTTCACTTTGACTGTTTTGCTTAGCAATGGTGTAACCGTGTTAGCAACTGTATTGGCGGGTCAAATGTTGATGATTATTTCTAACAAACAAGGAGTATCGTCTTGGAAAATCGCACTCGGACCTGTCAGTTCAACTGGACTAGTACAGGGATCCGGAGCTACTACAAATAACGCTGTAGCACTATGGAGTGGTACCACCGGTCAAGTTTTGAAAAATTCTACCGTACTAGTAGATGGCTCCAACAACGTAACCGGTGCTAGCAGCATTACTCTTGCGACTACAGGAGGTACAGCTACTGCTCTCAATTATTATGAAGAGTTCCCACTTACGGGAAATACTTTCACAGGAGCGTTTACAGTTGGTCAATCATGTGTTCTTGCTATTACTCGTTTAGGAAGAGATGTCAGAGTATTAGTTCCCGCGGTCAGTGCTACTGGTGCTGCAGCTGTGGCTACTTCAACGGTAGCTGTTCCAGCAAGATTTTTACCACCAACGGCCAGTGCGGGTGGAGCTGGATATGTTACTGGGCCCTTATTTGTTCAGAATGGCGCAACTACCCCCACTAATGGTCAAGCTGCGGGACAATGGACGTTGAATACAACCACTGGAATAATGGTTATAGGTGTTACTGGCGCTACCGGCCCTGCTGCCTTTGGCGCAGCTAATAACAACGGTTGGTTGATGTTTAGCGCCGGCTGGTCTATATAATTCTTCATAAACACGTTTATGAAAAGAATATAAATAAAACGTGATTCTCCGTGATTTCCGTGAATGTATTCACGGAGACTACGAAAAAAATATGAAAAATGATAATTATTTTTTTATAACAATAACCAGAATGTCTGCTTATTCTTACATCTATTATCATTCTAGGAGGGCTCTTTCAGAGCATAATAATAAAGTGATAAGGGATCAGTTGGGGAATATAAACGGAAATGGTGCGATTATAGATAGAATATTATTGGCTAAAAATCAGTATAATTGGACTTTATCTTTGAATAAAATAATAGATATATTGAACGACGAGACCAATCCCGCTTCGGAAATGTTATTAAATGTACTAGCGAAAGATCCTCGCAGACAGAACTTGGCGGAAAAGTGTCAGCTAGCTTACTTGAACCTATTCTTCCCCGATATTGAAAAAGTAAATAATGTATACATCGACTCCGGTAGCGTTATAAGTAGCGGTAAAAAAATGTCTTTCACATGTAAAAGTATAGATTTCAAAGAAGATTCAGAAGATACCACTAGATATTTTGCTTGCAAACATACTACTATATGCGGTGGATCGCAAGACCATCAAAGGAATGATCTAGTAAAATTCATCTCTGAATTCAAACGCAGAGCTTTAGTTAATTCTCCAGACGCAGAAAAAGAAGAGTATTATATTGTTTATAGCGGAAACCATTACAATCCGCGAATAAGAGATGAAATAGAATCAGAAATAGACTATCATCCAAGCATACATTCTCTGTGCTTAGACAAACCTTTATCTGCAATGTATGTAGAAAAAAAAAGAATCAAACTCATGGCGAAAATAGCGAGAAAAAACGCAAAGGATGGTGTCGTGATAGACGCTACTTTCTTAGATCTCGATAAATTTTTAGAATTCTATCAAAGATTTTCTGAAAAACCATATGTTGTGGTAGAATTACTCAAAAGTGAGCGTAAATATGTTAGAATACGTTTTCGTTCAGGATGCATATTATCGAGCATACCAAAAAAAGATTTAAACCTTACTGATGCTGATATAGAGCAATTTGGTAAAGGTAGTATTACTGCTATCTACTTCTGAAATTATATGCATAAAGCATTGAGCTTGGCATTAATGCCAGATAATTCTACGAAGCATTCGTTAGCTTTAACAGCATTTTTTTCAGTGTAGGCGGCGCGAAGATTGTTATAAGCGCTTTCAAAGTTAGAAAGCAATACTAATGTTTCATCTTCTTTTTTAGCTTTTTTCTCAGCTTTAGGTTTTTTCTCGGTTTTGGGCTTATCTGTCTTAGCAGGAGTGCAACCATTACATTTCTTGTAATGGCCTTTACCAGTAGAAAGGGGCTTGAATTCCGAAATGGAAAGTTCCTTAGCGCACTTAGTGTAGGTTTGAGTAGCAGAGTCAGACATTGTTTTGTTGTTTCGTAATATTTAAAAAAAAACGGATTCAATTTTTACATTTTTTCGCAAAAATCACACTATACACATAGATGACCACAATCTAATATCACAGTATTGGCTCGCTCCTCAAAGCGCATACTACATTTGTAGTTATTCTTAGGGGTACCGCATCCATAACACACAGGCCTAATACCAAAATTCATCATACCGCAATTGCAAGTCCAATCGCCGGGTTTGTAAGCGATATTTTGGGATGATTTTTCGCTTTTTTGGCTGCGAAAACATATAAAAAAGTGATTTTTTACAACATATTATACTGATGGAGGTAGCCGTAGAAAAACTAGAACAGATACTTAAGGAAGCTTCAGTGGATGAAGGGCATGGAATCGATCACGCTTTAATAGTGATGGATCACGCCTGCCACGCGCTGAAACACTTCCCTGAACTAGAAGAAACCGACAAGAGAGCGGTAATGCTTGCAGCATTGCTTCACGACGCAGATGATGGAAAATTCTTCGATCACGAAGGATATCAGAATGCCGAAAAAGTGCTGGAATCATTTCCAAACGAAAAAGAAAAAGTTTTGAAAATGATCTCGTTAGTTTCATGTTCAAAAAATGGCAACGAAGAACACGAAGTCGACTGGGAGCTAATACCTAGATGGTGTGATAGGTTAGAAGCGACGGGAGAAATAGGCATAAAAAGATGCGAAACATACACCAAGCATAAAGGTCGGCCGGAATACCTACCCAGTACCCCGCGAGTACACTCTCTCGAAGAGATAGAGTTGGTAGCTACTCCCGAACGATTTGCTCAGTATACTGGCGGCTCGGCAAGTATGATTGATCATTTCTACGACAAATTGCTTCATCTTAAAATCGACACGGGCGTTCCATACATAGACCAAGTTATGGAAAAAAGACACAAAGAAGTAGTTGACTTCCTGCTAGAATTTTGGGAAACTCATTAAACATGAACGTGTTATTTATTTTTTGGTACATACGAATAAACTTCGCTTTGGGCGCCTTTTCTAACAACTTTAACAACATTCTTGAGATATTTCTCTCCTTGTACCGGAGGCTCCGGGATAACATTAATGTAAGTGAAGTTAGGAACGCGATTCCTGTCTCTGTCGAACCTATAATAATTGTCCTTTAAGCATCCTAAATCATGCAATCTGCTCTTGACATAATCGGAATAGATATTTTCATCAATCTTGTGATGTAATATTATCAACGGATATCCTTTTTCTTGCAATTTCTTTTTCTTGACTCCGTCATTCGTACGTTGTACGTAGTATCTATTCATGTTTCCGTATACATTTTCGTAATGTCCTCGGCCTTGGAATTCAAAGGCTATTCCCGCTTCAGGATTCCAACCATCTAATTCGAGATATATTTTGTTGTTTTTGGGCTGCGATCTATCAGCATATGATCTTCTATTGGTTGGTGGTGGTTCGTCGGCATACAGCCAATCTAAACCTTGTGGACTTCCAACTACGGAATCAAATTGTCCTCTGTTAACATAACAATTCAGCATTCTTCTGATCATGGCTTCATGTTTGTATCCTCTTTCAGTTCTGTCGAAAGTATCTTGAAAATCTCGTCTGTCGCACAGTCCGCCACTGTAACTACCGCCTTGATAATACTTCGCATAGGCATAAGAAGCAGCAAATGCTGCAACAAATAAGAAAAAGATGATTATTATATTTTTGATATTTATTCCTAAATAAATTATACAAAGTAGTATAACAACTAGGATAGAAGCAAACAACAAATTTTCCAAATCCATAATGAAAACTTATTGGTTGCGTATCGATGATAAGGTAGATGTTACAGATAGCACTATATCTTACGAGAAATTAGTAGAATTAAAAAAAAAGGTAAATAATATATCGTCTTGCCAAGATGTGGAAACCGAATATTATTACAAAATAGGCAAAAATTTTTATATTTTAGTGGAGGCTAGCCACGAATGCATCAAAGACCTTCTGGAAAATGGTCTCTTTTCAGAAACGGATGTATTAACAGATTTAGATTTTGATGACAAAGAGTATCAAATATTCCAATTTGTTGATGAAAACGATAAAAATGAAAGCGGTATGTGTATCATCTCGTAAATCTATATAAAATTGATTTTTTTAATTAGTATTACCATGGAATATCTATTGAAAGAGGAAGACTTGTATAAATTGTTTTCTTCTATAAGAGCATTAAATGAAAACAATTCTGATCAATTGAAGAACATAGTTCAGAAAATTAGAATTGCTTTCGAAGATCAAGTATCTTGCCCTTATTGCGATCAACAATTTGCTGGGAACTTAGAAAGAACTGATCATGTGCTAGAGACACATCACAGGAGATTGGAATATTTCGATGAACTCGCGGACGACATAAAAGAGTGTGTCAACTATTTCATTCGAGACATCGATGGGCTGGAAACAGATTTGAAATGTGCTCTAGAATTTCTAGATACAATCAAACAAAATCCTTTCGAAGGAAAGTTTGATGAATTATATGATATGTGTGCCGAAATTTTTGGAACTATCTTGTTTCACTTAGCGGAGAAGTTAGGAATCACAGCAAATACCACGAGAGAAGCGATCGATTTAGTGCAAAATAAAGTAAGCAAACACAGAATATCCGCTACTTGTCATGTAGCGTATGATTGCTTGTCTTATGCAACTCGCGGTAAGATTAACATACTCACTACTGAGCAGATGTTGCTGATGTTCGCATCTACTTTAAGGACTTTCGTAACAATTTCAAAAGAAGTCTCAAAAGTTAAAATTGTGAAAGAGTCCGATATCAGAAGATTTCTACCGCCTCCCACATCTACACGATCTCGCCCGGATAAAGTTGAACCACCTCCTCATCGCAAGGTAAAATTATGTGTACATTTCACGAACACAGGAACTTGCCCAAAGGGAGATCGATGTGGATTTGCGCATGGGGAGCACGAATTACAAAAAATTCCGTGCAAATTCTTTCAAACAGGTAGTTGCAGAAATTCCCCGTGTGAATATGCACATTAATCAAATGAGAAAAATGATTTTTTTTTTACTATTATTAACATAAAATGCGAGGAATCGTCGTTAACGTTTACGTGCATGGAACTGATGATATTCCTGATGATGAGAAAATCAACAATCTGCTAAAATATGTAGCGAAAGATGATGTAGCAGAAATAGACATTCATATTAACGAAGAACTTTCGATCGATTATTTCACTATTACATATATCGATGGAGACAAGACACATACTAAAGTAGGAAATAATGCAGAAACTTTCTACGAAAGAAAAGATGGTAAAATAATCAAGTATTACCAAGAAAACTAAGATTATCCTTGTACTAGTACAAGGAAAATATGAAAAACGTAAAAAAAAATGATTTTTTTTTATACAAAGTATATCTCTATGTCTAACATCAGATATATTGAGCTTTCGATCGAGGGTTTGGATAGTCTGTGGGTATACTATACCAAAGTTGGGTGGGATAAATTCCATAAAACATGGGCACGGTCCGATTTCTCAGTATGTTGTAAATCGATCCACAACATACTCCGAGACTGCGTACCTCATGTTTTAAGAAAAGCATCCACTCATGACTATGTGGGTGTGTTTGTTATATTTAACGACAATGAACTGATGCATAGAAACATCTTTTCATTCAACACGAATAGTCATCTAGAAATAGACGGATTTTTACGAAACGTACTGAACAGATCCGCGGAGAAAAACCTCCAAAAGAAGAATGAAAAGAAGAAAAGAAGAAAAGAAAGGAGGAGATTAGGATGGTTTGTAAGCGATATTTTGGGATAATTTTTCATTTTTTTGGACATCTTTTATTGCTTTTTTTGACTGCGAAAACATATAAAAAAATGATTTTTTATACAAAGTATACCAACAAATGAATCTCAGAGAAGCAATCGTTACCGTCGGAGAGCAAGTGATTTTGGAAGCTAAAAGGGCTCCAAATCGCAATCATTGGCACGTAAAGTGCCTTGCTACACCTGGTTCGGTGATCAACAATAACGATTGCTTGACAGTTATTCGTGATTTGTTCGTATTATGCGCTGACGATGATATTATCCGTGTAGATATGAACATTGCTAATTTTGACGAAAGATGTAGGACTTACACTTTCGACTATGCTGACGGGGGTCAAGTTATAAATGTGCGTTGTCCAGATCGTCGACGCTGGTTAAGTTTCTACAAGAGAAAAAATGGCAAGTTAGTAGAGTATGTTTCTACTGCGCAAGTGAGGAAAGCTAGAGCGAGGATAAACAGGAGAAGCAGAACGGGGGCTGCTCGAGAAAGGAAGAGATTGGGGTACTGGATTTCAGACAGGTTGAATTAAATTTGTTTTTTTGGGAAAAAACATAAAATTAATGCTAAATCTAAAATTATTTACATTTTATTCACATTTTATTTATGAAGTAAATAAAATGTAAAAATTTCTAATTCTGGGGGTAATAATAATCAAATCCGCAAAAGGGGTGTTCTCCAGGATCAAGATGAACTCCACAATAACCACAATCACCATTTACATTCCATCCAGTTCCATTACTAGCTCCGGTACCTGATGGTTTCTTAGTACTTCCACTACCTTTACCTCCTTTTCCTCCCTTACTAGCTGATGACCCACTCTTGGATGACATATCGACTATATAGGATAACAATATTCAACTTTTTTCAATTTTTCCCAAAAAAATGCATAGGTCATAACCATTTATTGCTTCTTATTATTTTTCTCCTTTTGCGGAGGCCCCTCCTTTGGAGGCCTTCCTGGTCCGCGTTGATGCTCCCTTACGGAGTCAGCAACTGCATGAACTTCTTTCGCGTGGGTATCTGCTTCTTTTGCCATTTTGGCGGCGTCGTCGGCTTCTTTCTTCGTGAACATTTTAATTAAAGACGCTAAAATTCAATTTTTGTTAAAAAATTGACATATTCTATATACTTATTCGCAAAGAAAATGAATGATTTTCAAAGATTGTTGTTACAATTTCCAGATAGAAATTGGAATTGGGATGATGTATTCGCTTTTTTCGTCTATGTATAGACGAAGTATACAAGACCATCCGGAACTTCCTCTGAATCCATCACAGTTCTCATCTAACGTTAATGTAAGTTGGAAAATAGTAAAAAATAATCCTCATAATCAATGGAATTTCTCGCGTTTATCGACAGTAGATAATAATATATCGTGGAACGATATTCTTGCTAATTTAGATCAAAATTGGGATTGGCTTAGACTAAGCCGGTCCTCTAGGAAAGGATTTTCTATAGATATTCTTAAAAAACTGCTCACTATTAAGGATTTCGTACCTGAAGTAAATCCAGATCTAACGTTCGATATGGTAATGAGTATTGATCGGAAATGGGAGTGGTGATGCTTATATAAGTTAGTGGACGCTCCAGAAAAATTTATTATTTATATGAACAAAGACCCCAACAACCCCAATCTTTCTAAAGCACCCGGTATAACTGCTGAAATTTACTTAAAATACAATAAAGTGATTTGGGATCACTGCGACATTATAAGGTATACTAATGACGAAAAAATTATAGACATTCGCGTGTTTCAAGATCCTTATTGGGCAATGAAAAATAAGAAACTTGCTATTAAATGGGTGAATTATTTTGACAAAACATTCGTATACAGATTTTTCGCAACTCTATCAAATCGAAAAAATATAACCATGGACATAATTAAAAAAGCCCCTCAAGAGGAAGTAAATTGGCACGTATTGACACGTAATCCTGCTATAACTATTCGCGATATAGAAGATAATCCCGGTTTACCTTGGGTAGTCGATCAGATAACTCGTAATCCAAATATTACTTATGAATATATAGTGGCTAATTCTGATATAATAGATTTAAGCAAACTATCTTCTAATAATATGGATATGAGCCGTGATAAAATCGCTAAGATAAAGATAAATAAATATTAAAAAATGGTATATTCCATATTAACCAGAGGTCCAGATAATGTCTGAAGAATTTATTTTAGAGTTTCCTTATGAAGACTGGCATTGGAGTAAATTAATAGTGAACCCTAATTTATCACTAGATTTCATAAAAAAATATGATCATCTATCGTGGTGTGCAATATATGCTATACATAATCCATCTATTTCGTGGGAGACAGTTCGCGATGATGATTTTTTTCACAATAAATCCATTATGCTTCATCATTCAAACTTACCTATGGAAGAAGCATTAAAAATTATAGAGAAAGTAGGCTGGGGTAGCTTTTATAATGTGTCCATGTATAATAAAAACATTAATCCATATTGGATAGATACTTTACATGGCCCTTGGCTTTGGAATTGTATGGGAGATAATATGAATATACCTATTGATTATATTATTTCTAATAAGACTCGCGATTGGGATTGGTTTTCAGTATCATCTAGATCTGATGTAAACATAGACATTGTTAAAAAACATCCAGAAATTCCTTGGAATTATAATGCATTAAGTACCAATATAAATATAACATTAGAAATAGTTTTGGAAAATCCTAAATTACCTTGGGCGCATAGTTATTTAGCGCTAAATCCAAATATTACCCTCGACATGATGATCAAACATCCTGAAATACGATGGGATGATAATTTAATGATGCGGAACCCTAATGTTACTATGAAAACCATACAAAATAATCCACAAATTCAATGGAATCCTGTAGAAGTGTCGTTGAATCCCAATATTTCGCTTGAATACATTCGCGCAAATAAAGTAAGTTTTGTATATTTAAGTGAAAATTTACTCGAAAAAGATCCAGGATTAATATATGTTCGCAATAATAAAAAAGTAAAATACCGAGAAATAGTGCGACGTGTTATTTGCGGAAAATATGGATTGTCGAATATAATACCAATCGAATTATGCGACATTATAGTTGGTTTTTGTTGAAAGTTGAATTATAATTGCAAAGAACAAGGAAAATATGTACAAACCAACAACTGATCTAGAAAAACTGGTGGATAATTTGAGAGATAGACGCTGGAATTTTTATGAGTTAGGAAAAAATCCAAATATCACCTATGATTTTATCAGAACAAACCCAAAGAAAAGATGGCGTCTTGAGCATGTACTCAGAAATCCCAATATATCTAGAAATGATAAAATAAAATTTAGTAGCGATAAGTGCAAATATAACGAATACGCTATGATTAATTCCACTAACTTGACTTGGGATGATATAGCCGCTTCCGGGTTTCGAGGAAGGATGGGGTTTGCGTCTTCTTATCTCCCTTATGACGGATTGCTTCCAGGATGTAAATTTATAAGGCGCTTTCTAGCTGAAAATCCTACTTTGCCAATAGAAGTGGTTTTGTCTGAAACTGACCATCAATGGTATTGGAAAAAATTAGGTAAAAATCCCATTATAACCCTCGAATACATGGAAATTGTTAAAGAGATATATGGTGAAGACGTTATGGAGTCTTTGTCGCAAAATCCTAATCTTACGCCAAAATTTATTTTAGACCATTTAGATTGGGAATGGAATTGGAATGAAATAGCAGAATTCGTATACATTAAGCTAGGAGAGCTGAAACTCTTCCCTAAAATAAATATAGACATGTATTGTAAAAATATTGGAGTCAAGTATCACATTGTAGATATTCTTGCCGGAAAATATGGAGAAATAAGTGTCTGCGGTGTGAATAATCTTTCTAATAATCCCAACGTCGGGGCGAAAATGTTGAAAAAATATTTTAAGGGGTGTGATTGTAGCACAAATCCTAATATAACATATAGGCATATCACGGATAATATTAAGTACCTCGATGTACATTGTATATCGAAAAATTATTTTAAATACGATCCCAGGTATGTCAAAGTTCGCGAAATGAAGACAAAAAAATATCGAAAGATTGTGTACGTAGTCTTGTCTAGAAGTAATTTCGCATTACCATCCGAAATTTGCCATATAATCGCATCTTTCTGTTAAAGTTGAATGTTCTTTTTTCATATCCTCCGTGAATATATTTGCGAAAAAAACAAGTTTACAAAGGATTCGCGAAGAATTTATGGAGATAATGGATACATCGCAATACTCTATTCCAGTCGAAATAAAAGAAATGATGTTTATGTATTTAGACATAAAGTCTGTAATTTCTTTGCACTTAGTAAGTCGAGAAACTAGGAATATTTGTAATAGTGATAGATTTTGGGAATTCTTGTTGAAAAGGGATTTTCAACATATCGCCACATCCACCGATGCTTCACCTTGTTATTTGACAAAATTATATTGCGCTAATAATTCGACTGCTTTACCACCTCGTTCTAAATACATTTGCAGGCATGTCAGCGAATTGAATGATCGATTTGTTGCATATTTGTTACATCCTATTATTATAGGCCTAGCTTATTGTGATACACAATATATTTTTGCGACCATAGACGATAAAATATGTCGTATAATTGACGAGTATATCAACAAACTATATCGCGATACCGAACATCTTCAAAATTCCTATTTTATGACAGCGCTTGCAAAATCTATATATCTTTTGGGCGCCTCAGCGACATGTGATAATAGTAGACTCATAGTGAAAAACCAGATAATATTCCATAAGGTGCACGCGACTATACGCAATCGTATGATACAAAATCTTTGCTCTTTGTTCAATACAAAATCCACTGAACAAATAAAAACATCACTGGGAACGATATGGGCAGGATTACTACAATCACCAAACTATATGTTCACCATTTTCTATTATTCAATTGAATCAGCTTTACTTTCTTCTGGAGATCGTCCGAAAATATGGAAGTGGTACATTAAAAGAATATCGCCGAATGTTGGTTGGTTACTTTCGATTTGGTGCCAATTACATGATAAACAGTACTATGAAAGTGCTGGAGAAATAGCAAATTACTTACAGAAAAACACGGATCAACTGCGCCAAAAACTAATAGATACTAATGATTGGAATAAACGGGATCGCATTATAGAACTGCTTTCTATATACGGCGCTATACTGTGAAAGTTGGATGTTCTTTTTTTCGTATTTCCTAATGCCATTAAATTTCGTATCGCGAGCAGGGATGGTTTCGCAGCTGAATTATGTGAACTAATTAAATTATCGAAGAGAGATATAAAAATTTATAATAGTTATTTTAACAAAGTATATTAAAAATTGATGTTTTCTATAAATTATTTAAAAAACGCGGATGAAAAGGTCTCACTCAGAAACAGTAACTACTTCTACTATTTCAGGACCTCCAGTGAAGAAAAATAAATGTAATCACGGCAAGTGTATGTCAAGTTGCAGAATTTGCAACCCATGTCCACATGGCAGATTAAAAAAACGCTGCGCAGAATGCAACCCATGTCCGCACAGTAAATTAAAACATAATTGCAAACTTTGCAACCCGTGCTTGCACGGGAAATTAAGGCGAAATTGCGCAATTTGCAACTCATGTTCGCATAATAAACCAAAAAATAGTTGCGAGATATGTCGCCCTTGCCCTCATGGGAAATTAAAACATAATTGCAAAGTTTGTAACTCGTGTCCGCATGATAGAATAAAAAAAGAATGTAGAATATGCAACTCATGCCCGCATGATAGATTAAGACGTAAGTGCGCAATTTGCAATCCATGCCCACATGATAAATTAAAACATAATTGCGCGATTTGTAACCCATGTGGACACGGGAAATTAAAAAATAATTGCAAAATTTGTAACCCATGTCCGCACGGGAAATTAAAAAATAGTTGCAAAATTTGTAAACCGTGCCCACATGATAAATTAAAAAAAGACTGTAGAATATGCAGTCCATGTCCGCATGGTAAATTAAAATGTAATTGTAGAGAATGTGGTAGACGTGATAGATGTATACACGGTATAATAAAAGGCAAATGTAAACAGTGTTATGGTTGTGAACACGGTAAAGCCCGAAATCACTGCAAAACTTGTAACAGTTGTGAACATGGCAAGTTTAAGCAAGTGTGCCATAAATGTAGAAAATCAAAGAAGGAAAACTAAAAAAAATATATCGCTTTTTTTGACCAAATCAGATTTTCTTTACATAATTTTAGCGAAGCGTCTAGATGGGTGGAATTTCTATTGAAAATAACTGATGAAATGGATATATCCGGTAGAAAGTTGGAAATGCGCTCTTACAGCGTTTACTTTTCAGAGAAAGTAAATGACATCTTAGATAAATTTTCTTTTTGTGCTGGAAAGCGCACATACAGTTCCCTAATTCGCAATCTTTGTCTTTGTAATTGTACGGTGTTCTTTATGAATATATTCATAAAGGGACTATATTTTCTATTGTTATGCCATGAGCAGATAACTCTATTTTTTCAATAATTCGCATAATTATGCGAATAATATATGAATATTTCTATATTCTGGTTTAAACGTTTCTAAAAAAACGTGATCACCTTTCGCGAATGTTTTTTCTCTTGTGCCCATCTTTAAAAATGATTTTTGGAAAGAAAACTACTAACAATATATTGAAAGTTTATAAAGAAATTAAAATTTCTTACACGGTGCAGAAATCCAAAAAAACTGATTAATTAAAGTTATTATAACAAGATGAGCCTACGATTTGTGGACCAGATTGGACCTTTCTCTTACCATCCGAAGAATTCTGATGGATGGACGGACAACACTCCCTATATTGACCTCTCCACGAATAACTCGGAAATAGAAAGTCTCGAAAAAAGTATGAAGAAAATTTCCATTCGAAGCTGTCTTTACGGGGATAAATGCTACAGAAAGAATCCCGAACATATTAGAAAGTTTCACTCAGAGAAGAAAACATGTAAATATGGAGACTCTTGCTATAGAAAGAATCCCGAACACATACGAAAGTTTCACTCAGAGAAGAAAACATGTAAATATGGAGACTCTTGCTATAGAAAGAATCCCGAACACATACGAAAATTCCACTCAGATTCTCTACAGAAAAAATAAATAAAATATCATTTTCTTTTTCTTTTTGTATAGTTTGAAGAATTTCAAAAAGACATAATCACCTCTTACCAATCATCCCAAGCTTGGATAGGTTTTTTTTGAAACTTTAATAGATGTTTTTTGATACGATAATCAGCCGGATATATGTTTTTTAATTCGTCTAGCGCCGCTGATATTTGAGGCTCCCATTTTACGTGTATATCTAAATTATTATAAGGGAGTGATTTCGAATCTATTTTATCGTTTTTCAAAAGTTTATCTCCCACATTGGAAAACCTGACTCCGTATTTTTTACATATATTCATCAATTTCTCATTAAATTTCTTGTAGTTATTATATCTATTTTCGTAAGTAAATTCATATTTTGGTATATTAGAGGGATAATCTACGCCGTATTTTTGTAAAGATTTTTGAACGTTCTCGTCTGCGACGGTTGGAGGAAATACCCCAAATATTATTTTATCTTTCATAGGAATAGACTCTACAAATTTGACATACTCTTCTAAAACGTTTTCTTCGTATAATCCTTTTCTCCCATAATTATGATAGTACGATAAATGTACGTCAACGCTACCAAATACAAATATCCCTACAGCATCTTTATGCGCTTTTTTCAATATATCGATTCTTTTGGGATTATTTTTTTTTGACTAGTCCGCGGATCGTGGTTCCAGAATATTTGTTCACATCTATTTTGACATCGTTCGGATCTATGCAATATATTGGTTTCACAAAACTATCTCCAAAAAATTGTATAGTTTTCATTTCCTCCCAACTTCCGCTTATTTTTTTGTGATATTCATAAAGAAATGCTGTCGCTACAACAATTATAAGTAATATAATCAATATAAATATTATAGGTCTCATTTTTCATATATTTGTCTACGAAGAAAATAACAACAATTAAATACGATCTCGCTTCATAAAATTTGATTTTATTTTTTTATAATCTTCGCAATTATAATTGCGAAAAAACAAGTTTACGAAGAATCGTGAATTCCCCGCAGATACTTCATGAATACATCCATAGTCTCCGTAAACACATTCACGGAAAGAACAATGGATTCTCTTCCAAACGAAATGAAAACTTACTTGTGTTCATTTTTGGATGGACCGAACGCCTCCAGAATGTCTGCTACAAGCAGATTATATCGAGAAATTTGCATGGACAAAAAATTTTGGAGCGACGCTTTGGCAAGGGATTATCCTACTGTGTCAGTTAAAGAAGACATTGCGTATAGATTACAATATGCACATGCATACTATAACAAATATTTTGAGAATTTGTGGAATAGTATGTTAAAAGATCCAGAGAAGGGCGTGCGGAGAGATTTTGGGAGATGGTTCATGAAGGCCTTAAGTTTGAACAAGTACGATTCAAATGACGCATTTATATGCTGCGTGGCACCCCCTTCAGGTCCGGGAGATTTTCAGTCCATGCAGATATCACTCATCGCACAAAAATGTAAAGAAAAAATAATAGAGTATATTAGAATACCTCTCGCTTCCTTCTTAAAACAAGGTCGTTACAATATCGCCGAAAGGATACTCAAAATCGAGCTACTAAACGCCAATGAAAGAGCAAAGACCGCTAAAAAAGTTATATTGGACGCGACAGAACAAAACGATACATTGCTTGTATATTGTATGGAGATGGTTCCCAAGGATAAAATATTTTTCGCGTACAAGTTACGAAAAATTTGGAGAAAAGCGGAAGATAAACCTCACGTGAGAAAATTTCTGAAAGAATACGCTATGGTGAACGAACTCACAATTATCGGATCATTCGAAAGATATGGCAATAACCCAGGGCGAGTAAAACGCGTCAAGAAATGGTTGGATGAAATATTATAATCTTTATGAAAGTTGATTTTTATTTTTTGTAATCTTCGCAAATATATTTGCGGTCTCCTTGTACTAGTACAAGGAAAAAATGGACTCCCTTCCAAACGAAATGAAGACTTACTTGTGTTCATTTCTAGACGGAAAAAACGCTGCCAAAATGTCGGCCGTAAGCAGATTGTATCGTGTTATATGCACAGATGAAAAGCTCTGGAGTGGATTTTTGACAAGAGATTATCCTAAAGCATCAATCAAAAAAGGCATCACGTACAGATTACAATATGTACATATATACTACAACAAATATTTCGAGAATTTTTGGAATAGTATGTTAGAAGATCCAGAGAAGGATATGCAAAGGGATTTTGGGAGATGGTTCGTGAAAGCCTTAAGTTTGAACGGGTACAATTTGAACGACGCATTTATATGCTGTGTGATGGCTCCTTCAAACATGTTCGGACCACAATTCACGGAGATAACACGCATTGCACAAATATGTAAAGAAAAAATAATAGAGTATATTAGAATACCTATTGTTTTCTTCTTGAAAAGAGGTGATTACCGCGTTGTTGACAAGATACTCAGAATCGATCTACTAAGTGCCAATGAAAGAGTAGGGATCGCCAAAAAAGTTATATTGAATGCAACAGAGCAGAATGATTTACTGCTTGCATATTGTATAGATATGATTCCCAAGGATAGAACATTTTTCGCGTACAAATTGCGAAAAATTTGGAAAAAAGCAGAAGATAAGCCCCACGTGAGAAAATTTCTAAAAGAATACGCTGCGGTAAACGAGCACATGATCATCGGATCATTCGCAAAGTATGGTAATAATTTAGTGCAAGTAAATCGTATCAGGAAATGGTTGGATGAAATATTATAATCTTTATGAAAGTTGATTTTTATTTTTTGTAATCTTCGCAAATATATTTGCGAAAAATTCACGGAAAAAATATATTTGCAAAGAATTCGCAGAAAAAACAAGGAGATTACGAAGAGAATGCACTCAATACCTACTGAAATCAAAGAGATGATATTCATGTATTTAGACGTAAAATCTATAACTTCTTTGCATTTAGTGAGCAAAGAAATAAAGAACATATGTAATAGTCAAAGATTCTGGACATTTTTACTCAAAAGAGATTACTCTAAAGAAGCCGAAGATCCAAAAAACGAATATTCTGAATGTTTCGTCGATAATTGTACGAGCGCATTCGTGGATAAATTGTCAGAAATCAAGGATAGATTAATACAACAGGATATACGGTACATTTTTGATAATGCAGAAAGTGAAATACACGCACCGATTCGTCAATATTCCCAAAAAATGTGTAATAACGCCGAGTACATTCAACAAGTTCGTCGTGTGGCTAAATTAATTCTTAAAATAGATAATTTTGGCGATATATATACAGATCCTTTATCCAGATTAATCGAAGCTATAATATATGGGGAAATGTATAACGAGATAGAAAAATATATGATGTCGATACTATCCCTATTGCTTCATCAAAGTCCCTCACAAAAATCAATATTTAAAAAGGTAATAAAATGCTGCCTATTTGAGTTCGACAAGCCACTCCGATTCAATAAAATGGTGGAGAATACTTTACTTTCGTCAACGTCCGATATTCCGCAGTTATGGAGTGTATTTCTGAGAAAAATGTTATCATCGACTCCTGATATGGTCGTAATTTGGTATAAATTACATGTAAAAAATCATAACAAAAGCGCTGAAATAGTTCTAGAATATATTCAAATGAGACCAAACTATATTGATATGTTTCTGCTTATGATGGAGAATTCTCCCAAAAAAAGGAAAAAATATATTACGAAATTATTATCAGTACATGGGGATGATATGTTTCTGCAAATACGAATATGAAAGTTGATTTTATTTTTTTGTTATTTTCCGTAGATATATCTACGGAGAATTCGCAGAAAAAATAAGGAGATCACGGAGAATTCGCAAAAAAACAAGGAAAAAATGCACTCCGTACCTACCGAAATCAAAGAAATGATATTCATGTATTTAGACGTAAAATCTATCATTTCCCTATGTTTGGTTAATAAGGAAATAGAAAGTGTCTGCAATAGTTGGGGGCTTTGGGCATTTTTACTCAACAGGGATTATTGTGAAGAAGACAGTCATCCAAAAGACAAATATTCCGAATATTTTATTGATGATTCTACACATATATTTATAGACGGGTTACTAGAGGCCGGAAATAGGTTGGTAAGGCGAGACGTGCGATATATTTTTAATCACGTAGAAGACGAAATATGCATACCAATCCGTCAATATTCTCGTAAATTGTGTAGCGGCGTTGAATACACTCAGCAAATTCGCCGTATAGTTAGTTTAACCACAAAAACAAATAATTTCTGTAGCGAATATCAAAACACTTTTTCCCCGAAATCAAAATTTGCATTAAAAGCAGATATAATATGTGAGAAAATACGTGGCACAGTAGAAAAATGTATGATATCGATATTATCTTCACTATGCCAAAACTTTTTCCCAAAGTTAGCATTCAAAAAAATAATAGGATACTTGTCTAAATTTGGTGATAGATTCGATAAAATAATAGAGAACGCTTTAATTTCATCGGAACTTGATCTTCCAGCACTTTGGAGAATATTTATACGAGACCAATCATTTCCAATTGACAAATTAATAACAATTTGGTACAAATTACATAAAAAAAGATATAACGAAAGCGCTAAAATAATTCTAAACTATATTCAGACGGAATCTCGTGGTATGAGCTTCCGGATTATATTGGAGGACAGTTCCGAAAAAACCAGAAAATATGCCATGAAGCTATTATCAATGCATGGAAATGATATATTTCTATAAATGTAAAAGTTGATTTTACTTTTTTGTAATCTTCGCAAATATATTTGCGAAAAATTCACGGAAAAAATATATTTGCGGTCTCCTTGTACTAGTACAAGGAAAAAATGGATTCTCTCCCGAACGAAATTATTGAAATCATATTCAATTATTCAGGAGATGAATCAATATATCCAATAAAATTTACTTGCCAATGGATGAGATCTTTCTGGACGAAGAAAATGTCTCAATTAAAATATATAGAAACTCTAATAGTTAAAAACTACACCAATTTATTTGTATGGATAATTGGCAAGGATATCGATCTAAAATACCAAGACGCCGGCATGTTATTTGGGGTTTCAGTGTCGAAAGGTAATATGCAAGTTATGGAAACTTTGTTAAAAATACACCCTCGGTTGAGGATCGCTCCATTGAATTTTGTGGAAACAGCAATAAGAAACGACAGACTAGACTTATTGATTTGGTTAGCGGATCGTGGTTTTTCTATCAAAAGTGAGGATTTAATGTTAACGAATGATTTTCGTCTCGAAAAAATTGGTATGTGGATTGTTAAATTTTGGTCGAATAACCCAGAAAAAGCACCGCCGGGATTTCCAGACATAATTGCCCAACACAAAGTGATAAGAAATTCTATGTACGGTCTCCAAACATTCGCAAGAACTATAAAGAAAAAAAAGAAATCTATACAGATATAAAGGAGTCTACAACCGCTTCGTAACACTTCAGTTCATACCTTTTCTTGATTATTTTTTGAATTGCATGATAATCATCTATCGCATAGTTGACTCG